CAACCAATAACCAAAACCTCGCCACTATCGGGGTCGATTGCGTAAAGGTCGGTGCCTTGCGTGCGAATACTCATAACGTTTCTCCTGTAGTTCTCATATTAAAAATAAAATTTTATCGCGTTTCTTTATGTTATCTGCTGCCCACAAAGGTCGCAGGTTTGCCATCGACCAAGCATATCTTATTTCAGGGTCTTGCACATCAACAAAATCAAAAGAAGCCAAAGGGGTTATATGGTCAACATGCCACTTACCGTAATTATCCCAAGTCATTCCTTCTAAAAATTGTTTTTCAAGATGAACAAGCAAATCTATAATTTTGTAACCTAATATTTTTTCAGTTGATTTGCTGTTCTTTTTTCCTTTTAAACAACTGTATATTTGGCTACTTATTGATTTATGCAATCTAAAAACAGGGTCTTTCATTTTCTCAAGATAGCGTTGCTTATATGAGGCTTTATTGTTTTCTCTGTGATTTTTGCATAGCTGATTCATTCTTTCTCTATTATCAACAGCCCATTTGCCGCTTTGTTTTAATTTTTTTTCGGTATTGTTTTTATACCAATTTTTAGTAGAATTAGATGAAGTTTCTGGATTTTGAATTCTATAAACTTTGTTCTTTAAGTTAGAACATTCTTTGCACCTAGAACTAAGACCAAATTTGCCACCTTTAGCTTTTGAAAAACAACTAAATTTTTTTTCTATGCTGCATTTTGTACAAAATCTGGAAATAGAAATCATCTTTCAACATACCATTCAACATCAAAACTTGAGCGATATTCTCTTGTATCTTTATCCCGACTCTCGCCGTTAAAGCCGACGACATGACACTCAAGTTCTATGGCATCAAACAAAATTCTTTTGACACTGTTCGCAGTAAGGCCGTCTTGCGCGTACACGTCAATTTGAAGCCTATAGTCGTCCATATCGGGTCTACCCGCAAGGAAATTCTCAGGAGAACCCCCAATTTCATGATATACGACATAAGGGCTTGCTGTATTTTGCATAGCTTCATCAAACGGGAATATTCTAGGCGGGCTTCCTAGCACATCGGTCACAGCAGGAGTGCTTGCACAAATATCATAAAAAGAAGTAAACATTTCAATCCCCATTAACAACAGTGCTTGCTTTTATATTTGGAAACTTGCCTGACCTATATGTTGTTATATTTTTTACCAATTGGCTTAACTCGTAATCGGCAGTAAGATAAAAAGTAGAGAATACTTTATCTATGTTATGAAAAGCCGCTTTCCGTAAATAAGAACGAGGGCGTGTATATCGACTTCCAAGCTCAAGCCACCACCAATACCAAGTGTTATTGCCTGTTCCCGCCATCCCTCTTAAAACACCAACACTAACTATTGCAGCACCTTCTTCTTTTCCTCTTTTTATTCTTCTTCTCATTACAATATTGGCGGGAATGTATTGTCTTGTAGCAGGATCATCTACATACGCGTGAGCGTTTTCAATTGCAGCATCCCTAATTACACTTGCTGCTTCAACCGCAGCAGGCCAAACAACTTGACTCAATGTGTTTTCAGAAAGGCTTCGCAAGCTTGAAATAATTTCATCTGCCCCTGTCACTTTCAAATTTATTTTGGGCATCTTAACCTCTTAGTTTCTTTTGCGGAAAGCAAAACTTTCTATTCCTTCTCGACCAAGATCAGATTCGATTTTGTTCTCTTCGATCAATTCAAACCCTAACTTTTCAAACCAATAACACAAACCTTGTCTTGTCCAATACCAAATGTGTTCACCGGGTTTGAAATGCTTACTTAGCAAACAATCTTCCTGATTGTTATAAATAGGCATTGAGACAAAAACCCAATCGGTAACAGTGCCCACAAGCAATTCGGGGTCTTGAATGTGTTCGAGACTATCCCAACATGAAATTGCCTTTACTTTATTTTGATACGGGTCTAAATACCGATCCCCCAACCAAGCTATTGCTTCGGGGTTTACATCAAAGCCAAGGGCGTTTGCTTCGGTTACAAATCGACCGCCTCCAATCCCAATATCTAAAACCTGTTCGTCAAAATGCCTCTTAACAAAGGCTAAACGTGAAGCAGTTAAACTTTTCCCCATGCCGCTATCGTCTAACTTTTGATACTTGGTAAAATACGCCCCTTTGTAATCGATGGGAGGTCTTGCATGGTAGCCAATTCCTAATTCATCTGACCAAAGAAGGCAGTTTGTCAATCCACTCGGTAACACGTTTGTCATAATCGGTGATTCTCTTGTCGCAGTTGTGTTGTTTTTGAGTACACTTACAAAAATTGTCAGGCACTAAAAAATGAATTTTACTCAAGTCCATGCAAGGGGAAGTTATTAACTCAGGAGAATTGAAACCTCCTTGTCCTCCGCAAACAATCAACGCGTTAATTTTAGCAGATATTGCAGCAGGAACAATCCATCCAATGCCGCCAATAACGCCGCAAGCTCCTGCAATTAGTGCCATAAGCTCCGAAACATCGAGTTCGCCCTTATGATACACCGCATCGGCAACTGGTATTGGTTCTAGTGCCCATTCTTTAGAATCTTCAAGATCGGCAACCGATACAATTTTATATCCTTTTGCCTTTGCTTGGGCTGTCGCTTGAGCAATGTATTCAGGGAGGGGGTTCCTAGCCTCCGCGTTCCATTCAGACCTAACCGTAACGGGTCTAACAACAATGTACGAACCCTCTACAGGGGAACCCCCAAAACAAGGCAAATCGAATTCTTTATTTTGAACATTAAAAGTTCTACGCATTCCTTCTATTATTCCAAACCGAACGTAGGAAATTTTTTTAAAGTACCCGATGGGTCTCTCCGACCATTTTAAATTTCTATTTATATTTTTGGCTTGTGTTCTTAGGTTTGTAGTCGGGCGCAAAAATTTAACATTGGTCAAATCCTTGTAAAGTTCAGGCCAAGGTGTTTCTAAATAAACTTCGCCCGTAATTGCTTTAATGAAAGCCCTTTGATAAATATTATCGCCAAGCCCTTTCATCCCGTCAATTAGCATATCAAAGCATCTTCAAGTTTCATTGTTTTAAAACAGTCAAGCTCAGTATATCGTGAGCTATTTATAATTTCACAATCAAAAATGTTTAGGTTTGCAAACTGCTTCTTCCATCTTTCACAATTAACTTGAGTAGGGTTCTTTAATTTCTCATGGTCGCCGTGAAAATGAGTACCGTTTGCAATTGAAGCATCGTAACCTAGCAAAATAATTCGCTTTGCGCCTTTCTCTATTGCAAGTTGAATTGCTCGCATTCCACTGTTCCAAGCTCCTGCACTTCTAGGAACATGCCTGTTTATTTTATGCTTATTTGCCCCGTTTTCAGAGTACGTCCACAGAGCAGCATCAATATCAATCTTAGAAAAATTTTCATCCCACCAAGCACAATCGCCACCATAAACAATATCGCAAAACCTAGCTATTTCCCAACTTGAATTAACCGCAATTGTGGGTATTCCTGTACGGGCAATAAAATCACAATCTTCTTGGGTTAAGCTTGGACCTGAAGCAATACAGCAAACAGTTTGACCCTCAAAAATATTACCCATTACTGACACCTTGAGTAACAAAAGCTGTGAGCATTTCAACACCTGAATCGTTATCAGGAATGAAACCTTTAGCATTAAATATTTTGCCGTTGTGAATTATCCTTACTGAACCATTCACGTTCTCAAGAATAGACCTGTAACGAACCGAGATTTTGCCCACAATTTCTGATTGCAGTTCTTGAGCCGCAATGAACTCCCTTGCCGTTGAATATGTGATTCTTGCAGGAACCGATTCAAGCCCCGAAACAGTAACCCAATTGTCAACCCTAGCGCCTCCTGAAACGACTGTAGGAACGTTTCCCTGAATAGTCACCCTATGGCGAAACTTAGCTGCTGAAGTTCTCATATGAGCCTCACGCTAGTGCAGGATCGCGCAACGAATATAACATCGCGGTCACAGGAGCAGGCAAAAATCCGGGCCTGAAAATATCATCTGTATTTTCGTCACGATTACGGTACAAAACCCCGACCATAAAAAGAACACAAGTCTTGACAATAGGAGGAATCCCTATAGGTTCGCCGTTTACATCATATTCGACTTCCCCGCTTGAATCTAAGAAAAAAGCAGAACCGGACTTCAAATAATTAACAACAGCCTGACTCGCACCTTCAAGATACATTTCAATGAGAAGATCGTCCTCGTCGTGATCCATTGCCAGTTGCAGCTTTGCCATTTTCATACTTACAAGCTTCATTTTACAGAAACCCCTTTTGAAGTATCTCGCTTGTTCGTGTTTACAGGTTCTTTGTAATCTCGACCTTTTTTAACTGTCAAAGTCCAATCCAAATTTGTTCCCGGCTTAGAAATGTTTTCATCAACATTAGAATGCCAAGTTGAGCCTGCATAAGTAACAACATCGCCCGTTTCGTATTTTTCTTTTTCTTTATAAACATTACGATAAATCATTACAGGTAAAGAGAATTCTTTTACTAAAGGCTCTCCTGAAGAATTTGTAATTTCAATTGTAAAGTTGCGCTCGTTTTCAGACTTGACTTCAACCGAGTTCACACCGTTTACAATACACTCCCAACCTCTTAGCTTTGAAGTTGTTTCATACGAACGCCATAACCCGTTGTTATGCTTGGCGTAAATTCCTCTATGGTACGATTTTTCAAGATCAATACAAGGGAGGATTTCAAGCTGTAAAGCGTCCTTTCCATTTGTTGCTTTTTCAGGAACAGGAAGAACAATTGATTTAGAAAATTCTTCAAACTGAAATGAGACTGCTTTTTCTAAAGCGGTACTAGACTGAACATAAATTTCTTTGGCTTCTTCAGCTTTAGAAACCAAAAATTCAGAAAACGAGTCAGACATTGCCTTTAGGTTTTCTTTATGTGCTTTTTCAATGTCAGCAACCTTAGTTTCAAATTGCTCGCTTAATCGCTTTTCGATTTCGGCAATGATCGGGGCAACATCATCAAGCGTTATGGAATCACCCTTATCTCCTTTTTCTAGCTTAGGCTCAGGAATAACAATTGTCTTTTGAAACTCGGCAAATTCTTCAGTTAATTTCAAAGTCAGGCTTTCGCCTAAGTTGTCTACTTTTTCTTTAGCGTAAAGCTGTATTGCTGTTTCTGCTTCCTCGTTATACTTGATCGCAAAATCTTCAAACTTGGAATTTAACTTAGTTTTCAAATCATCAAAATTTAATTCTAAGTCTTCAGTTTGCAAAGTTTCAAACTTAGCGATCGCAACAGAAAATTGTTCCTCAATTAAAGACGTGCATTTGTTTGCAATTTCTTCTATTACAGGAGCCAAATGCTCGATCGTTACAGAATCACCCTTGTCGCCTTTTTCTGGAACGGGAAACTTTTTAAACTCGGCAATCATTTCTGCCGCAATAAACTCTGCCGTGAAATCTTTAAGCTCAGTTTTAAATGCCTCTAATTTAGAATCTGTCTCCTTTGCCTTTTCGTTAAATCGGGCTTCAGAATTTGAAAATTTTTCTTCGATCAATCTTTTCAATGAAGGAGCTAGCAATTTGCCAAAACTTTCAATTTCATTAATGTTCATAAGCAAAAAGCTCCTTCTCTACAAACATACTTAACATTTTTATTTGTTCTTCTTCCGTTAAAGGCTCAGGATCAATCCGTTCAGCAGCAGGCGCAGGGGTTTTTCCTGTTGTTGCAAAAGGGTCTTCTTTCGCATCACGCTTAGATAAGGCTGAAAGCGAATAGTTTTGCTGCTGCATATAAATCGTGTCACCGCCCTCAATTGGAGGAAGATTTACTTTAGCCCTTGCCCCGTTTGGAGTGTAAAGGCTGTCTTTAATTCCTTGGCCTAGCACTCTATGTTGGGTTTCGGAATCCATGCGAAGCAGCCCTTCTAAATCAAGCTCAACTGAATATAGACCCTGCAAACTCAAACCTTCATCTAAGCAAAGTTCCATATCTTCGATCAAACGTTGCAGGCAGTCAGCATAATAAATTTGATTCAAGTCTTGAACTTTCTGGCCTGCCGGAATTGGCCCAACACCTATTTTAAAAGGGGGGACATGAAAAGTTGAGCAAACAGTTTCAGAAGTAAGTTTTAACTGTTCGACCAATTGAGAATCAACAGCCTTTGATTTCATTTGAACAAAAGAAAGACCGTCGCCTAGAACGGCAACACGACCTGAATTTTTACCAGTATAGTTTTCTTCCCAATGCTGCTTTAGTCTTAGCGCAGTATCGTCACCAATTGCGCCGGGAGCAGTCAAAATGCCAGAAGGTCGGGCACCGTTATTAAAGAAAGTTTGCGAATCCCTCTGAATACTTTGGCCTTGGGATGCAGCAAGAGCAGAAGCAAAAATAGGAGAAATGCCCACAAGAGGATGAAAAAGACAATTCATTCTGTCATGAATAATCTCGCTTGCAGGAACAAGATCGGCACTCTCGCTCACCCCGTTCAAATTATCTTGAGCCAATTGATAATAAATTTCCACATCACTAG